CGACCAACAGTCGCTTCATCCATGTTCTTGTCATCTTCTGCGGTGGGCACTAATGCGGGTAACGAATCAATAACCACGCAGTCGATAGCCTTTGTCTCTACCAAATCGATGACAGCGGCATACGCTTCTTCCATAATATTAGTAGCTACCACGTACACACGGGATAAGTCTACGCCACACATAAGGGCATAGGATGGCACCCACGACTCAGCGGCTACCCATACAGTAGTAAAGTTGGGGTCACGCTGTTGATTAGCGGCTACAGTCTTGAGAGCAAGAGCAGTCTTACCATTGGATGCTTCGCCCACAACTTCATGCCACTGGTTGACGGGAAATCCCCCGCCTAGAATGACGTCAAGGGCAAGTGACCCTGTGGTCATCCTACCCATTACTTCGTCCTTGATATTAGAACCAAGAATAATAAGTTCGTCACCAATCTTCTTGTTGAGTTTAGATATAGCTTTAGCGAGATCTGCATCCATTAGTTGTCCTCTACTTCCCACTTAGAGCCTGTGGTTTCAGTTTCCAGTAGCCAAGCAATAATGGACTTACGCATTTTGTTTGCGCCACGCCTAAAAGCGGCCTCTGTATGAGCCTTAAACTCTGGGGTATGGTAAAGAAGTTCGTACTTAGTACGATATTCATCCCGCTCTTCTGTTATTTGGTCAAGACTTACTTTATTATCAAGAAATTTTCGTTCAGTACGCTTGAGGTCTTGCCTCATAATCTGTAAATCAAATAGTGCTTCTGCTAGTTGTAGTTTTAGTTTTCGTTTAGTTGCCATCAGATGTGTCCTATAATTCCTTGTGGGTTCCAATTATTAGCCGTTGAGATTTGTCGTGCAGGAGTGGCAGGGCCGCCACCTGGCTGTTGAATACCAGTTCCTACTCCGCTACCTGACTGAACTACTGGGTAGCCGCAGTCGTAGCAACGAGCCTTAGCTTCTGGAGCCATCTGACTACGACCGTAATTTCCGCTTCCACACCCTGGGCAACGAGAAGCTGCAGAGGATGCCTCTGGAGTTCTGGTGGTCTGCTGTGGTGCTGGGGGCTGTGGGATAGGGTTGTACGGAGCGGGTGCTGGTGGAGTGTACGGAGGAGTTGGCTGATTAGTCGAAACAGGTGTACCAATCTTTCCAGCCCACCAATTAGAATTGCTCACTTGGTCCTCCTTCAAGAACATAAGCACCTGGGTTAACGATGATGCCTAGGCTTAATGCGGCTGACAGAGAAGCAATGATAGCGGAAGCGGACAGTGAGTAGTACAACTCGTTAATTTTATCTTTAACCTCCTCAAGGTCTGCGTCTTCAGGTAGAACTCCTGAGTCAGCTAGAGCTTTAAAATGAGCTCCCGTTCCAATTTCAGCGTTGATAGATGCCATAGCGGTAATGAAGTCTTTGTAAGCATCTAAATGAATAACTCTAGCTAAGCTATCTCGCTCTTCAACTTCTATACCTTCTTCGCTGATTGGGCTAAACCCAGCGGTCTTGGCATATGTATTAGGCGAAGTTACTCCTAGATCAAAAAGTGCCCAACGAAACAACGTGCTCATAGGCACAAGACCAGAATCAACATAGTCGCTCTTGTCTGCGCTTTTATCCCAAAATTTCCAATTCACTTTGCATCACCCCAACGGTCTACGATTTTAATGTCTGCTACTAAAGGTAAGTCTAGCAATGTAATACCTTCCATAGCTTCCTTGATGGCTGCGGCGGTTTCCTCAGCCTTGTCTTCAGGAGTAAGTGTAACTAATTCATCGTGTACCGTAAGAATTAGCTTTGCTCCCTCAGGAAGTAACTTGTGCGCTCTAATCATAGCAAGCTTAATGATATCTGCAGCCGAGCCCTGAATACGCGTGTTGAACGCTTGACGCTCTGCAGATGACTTAAGCATTGGGTCTTTAGAGTTCATTTCAGGTAGGTAGCGCTTCCGACCAAGGATGGTAGAAACACACGGCGGGTTGTGATCCCTTGTAGCCCCTAGCACCTTTAGCTTATATGAAGCCACTGACGTAAATTCAGAAGCAAACTTACTAAGAAGGTCTCTAGCATCTGCTACCGAGCACCCAATCTGACTAGCAATCTTGCTAGGGCCTACTCCGTATGCCATAGATAGAACCAGCACCTTACCAGCTTTGCGGTCTACCCCAACGGTCTCACCTACAGTTGTGTAGATATCTTTACCGTCAAGGTAGTTCTGCATCATAATGGGATCTTTTGACATAGACGCAATAACGCGAGGCTCAATCTGAGAATAGTCTGCCACCACAAGCTTGTAGCCCTCTGGCGCAAAGAATAGGTTTCTGATCGCCTTTCCGTGAGGGGTATGAGGAGCGGGGACGTTTTGCAAATTTGGATTGCGGCTACTAAAACGACCCGTCTCAGCGCCGTGCTGCACAAAATCACAGTGTATTCTGCCATTAATAAGAAGCGAATCTTTATGCTCACGCTTTTCCTTTCCGTTCAAAGTGCGAACTACCTCGCCCCCTAGGTATGGGACAACGTATGTAGTACTTAGTTTATTAAGATCTGCGTATTTAAGAAGGGCCAAAGCAAGTGGGTCTTGGTCCTTGTAAAGCTCGATAGCCTCAGCGGATACGGAGTAATCCAAATAAGTCAATTCAGCACCCTCAGCATCTTTGCGCTGTCCTGCAGGGGTAAGTAGCTTGGGCTTAAGCCCTCTACCGCCCTCTTTCTTAGGAGCGTAAAGTAAGAACTGCTTCTCTTGATTGGAGTTAATGTTAAAAACTCGCTCAGCAATTCTAAAGATATCTGCTCGGCTAGTCTCAATGTCTTCACGCAACTGGGCATCTAGAGCGGTTAGCGCCTCAACATCAATGGGAGCTCCTGTCAACTTGATAGAGCATAGGACCTCTAGAACATCCATCTCTAGATCCATCACTGTACCGAGCCCGCGCTCATTAATTTTTGGAAGCAATGACTTCCATAATAGAAAAGTGTACTTAGCATCAAGGTATGCGTACTTGGCTACCTCATCAAATGAATAAACCTCTACCTCTTTACCTACGCCCTTGACCATCTCATAGCCAAACTCACGCTTAAGGCAGGCGTCTAGACCACACTTATTCTTGTTGCGGTTGTCTGTAAGGAATGAGGCAATCATCGTGTCAAAGTAAGGACCAACAGGAACTTCCCCGCCGTAGTATTTTGCTACAGAGGTAAGGTCAAACACTAGATTGTGCCCCACAGTAAGTATGGTAGGACTAAACATAAGTGGGCGTAAGGAAGCAAATACCTCGCCTGGGTGTAGCTGTGTAGGAGGCGTATCAAAAGTCTTTGTAGCTTTTTTCTTATCCCTGGAATAATCGCTAGGACGTGCGGGAAGCCCAGCATCTACTCGTGCTTGTCCTTGACCCGTAAGCGGGAATATTTCTTCGAGGAATCGTCCATTCGGATGACCCATCGGGATAACATCACATCGGCCATGAGTAGCAAAGCTAATCCAAAGTACTTCATTGATAGGTGTTAAGCCTCTATTAGGACCGACGGTTTCTACGTCAAACGCAAAAGCGTCTTGAGTTAAGTAATGCTCGACCATCTCGTTTAGTTGGTCGCTTGTAGTAATAATGTTCATAGTATGCCCCTAAAGCCACTAGCCGTAGGTAAAGGGGGAAACCTACGGCTAGTGGCAGCCTATGTTAGTGGTTAGGAAGAAAGGTCGGTTGCAATCTCAAGAAGCTCAGCGTATGAGTTCTCTCGGATTACGGAACGATCATATGGCTGGGTGTCAGCGATGAATGCCGTAGCGGCCTCTTCTTCGATGTTCCAGTCTTCCGTTAGGTCACGACCCTTTACTGCGTTCAGGTGATAGGTAGTGGTCTGTTGCTTACCACTACGGCTCAATGCCCAGAAGTTCTTGTCTAGAGGGCCCTGAGGCGAGAAATGTGCGGCGTGTAGGCTCTTGTAGAGTCTAGGGGTTGCTGTCAGAATCTGACGGCTGAATGGGTCAGTGCTCAAGTTCACGATAGTGAATGAACGCTTGTCTTCTGGCTTGTGACCAAGCTTTACACAAAGCGGGCACTGTGCACCAAGACATACGTAAGACTTCTTGCCAACCTTCTGGCTTAGGAAGTGCATCTTGTATGTAGCAAATGGACCGTTAGCATCAAGGAACTTGATGACCTGGATCTCTTCGCTGTGCTTGAACTCTGTTGGGTAATCACCTGTAGATGATGTCATCTTTTCGGCATCGTCCCAGCCAGTTCCAACAGATGTAGGGGCAGCTGATGTAGCCTGCGCTGGTCGAGCGGTTACGTCAAAGTCATCGCCAAAGTTATCAGCAACAGCGTACTTTTCTTCTTCTAGATTGCGGTTAATAGCCACGGTAGTTATTTCCTTTGTTAGTTAGTGTTGTCAAGTGTGCGTAGATTACTCCACGCCTCAGAAAGCTGTCTTGTAACTTTCTGGTGTTGTGACCACTCTACTCGGGTTGAGTCGAGAAGTCCATTCCGCTGAAATATTTCTACAGCGGACTCTATCATAGCACGAGTGTAAAGTGTCTTACCCTTGTGCGTATCGCCCCATTTGTTTTGCGTATCAGGCAATCTAAATGGAGCGGGCGGCAAATGGTTTTGTAGTGTCCATAATCTTACAGTCACAACGGGCCTGCCTAGAGCCTCTGCCAAAGCTCCAATAGTAAAGAACTCTACGTCTTTACCATTCACAGGCTTTATTACTGGTCGCGCATCCCAAGACTTTGCCACAGGTTCTGGCTTAGGTGCTGGTGCTTTGCGCTTC